ATTTGAGAATGATACTCGTTACTTTATAGTAACCGGTGGCCGAGGTTCAAGTAAATCATTCGGGGTTGGTACATTTACCAACCTCTTATCATTTGAGCAAGGCCATAAAATATTATTCACTCGTCAGACAATGACAAGTGCGCATCTTTCAATTATACCGGAGTTCCAGGAAAAGATTGATCTAATGCAATTGAATCAATTATTTGAGGTCACAAAATCGGAAATAAAGAATAAGCAATCAAATAGCGAAATAATATTTAAGGGAATAAGAACTTCAAGCGGAGATCAAACTGCAAACCTTAAATCCTTACAGGGAGTTACGACATGGGTACTCGATGAAGCGGAAGAACTAACTGACGAAAGCACCTTTGACAAAATCAATTTATCCATCCGGCAAAAGGGCAAACAGAACAGAGTCATTCTAATTCTTAACCCAAGCACTAAAGAACATTGGATTTATAAAAAGTTCTTTGAAGAGCGTGGAGTTCAAGAAGGCTTCAATGGAGTTAAAGATGATGTAACATATATACATACCACATACGAGGATAACATCGATAATCTTGACCAATCTTTTATAAATGAAATACTGCGCATAAAAGAAACCAATCCGCAAAAGTATAAACATCAAATATTAGGCGGATGGCTTAACAAAGCGGAGGGAGTTGTTTTTAATAATTGGCGAATTGATAACTTTGAAGAAGTAGGAACGGTTATATTCGGACAGGATTTTGGATTTAGTATTGATCCAACAACGCTGATAAAAGTATCAATAGACAAATCTAAAAAACGCATCTATGCAAAGGAATATTTATATAAGGCCTCACTAACCACAAGCGATATTTATCACGAAAATTTACGTTATTGCAATCGGTCTTTAATTGTAGCCGATAGCGCAGAGCCGAGACTTATTCAAGAATTAAAGAGCAGAGGGTTGAATATAAAAGGCATAAAGAAGCCTACTATAATCGAACGTATTGCCTTGGTGCAAGATTATGAATTGATAGTTGACAGCGAAAGCTCCAACTTAATTAAAGAGTTAAATAATTATGTTTGGCACGATAAGAAAAGCCAAACACCTATTGACGATTATAATCACTTACTTGATGCGCTTGGATATGCTGTTTGGGATTTAATCGGTAGCTCTCGCAAATCAATTTCTGATTTTAGATAAAATCAAAACGCTTTTTTGTCGTTATATTGGTATGAAGATAAACATACCAACAACATTACTTGATATTACACTAAATCAATTTGTCGAGTTTCAAAACTCGGAGCAGACTAATCAGGATTTAGTATCAATCTTTTGCGAGATTGAAAACACAAACCTATTACAGTTAAAAGACTTTCAAGAAATAACTGAAATAGTTAATAAGACTTTAACCATTGATCCTAATTTTCATCGCAGATTTGTTTACAAAGGTGTTCACTATGGATTCATCCCAAAGTTAGACAATCTTTCAACCGCTGAATATATCGATTTGGAGATGTATATGGCCAAGCCTGAAACGTTTTACAAAGCAATGTCAATATTATATCGCCCTGTTGTAAAGTTTAAGCGTAATTGGTTTAAAAGAACAGAGCCATTTTATGATATTGCTCCTTATACCGGCACTCATGAATTATTTAAAGATGCTCCAAGTGAGTATTATTTTGGTGCGTGTGCTTTTTTTTTCGCTTTACTGAAAGACTTAGGAAATTACACAGTGGATTATTCGATGTCTATTTTGAAAAAGAGCAAACAAGGGAGAGCCTATTTAACGCAAAGTGGGGTTGGTATGTTAGCATCCGAGCTTTAGCAGAGTTGAACCATAAAGAAGAAGAAGAAATATTAGAATATCCAATTTCAAAAACGTTAAGGATATTGGAGTTTGAAAAAGAAAAGGCAGAGTGCGCTACTGAAATGATTAAAAAGCAAAACAAATGAGAGGATTTTATTTAACGATTGAACTATTAAAAGAGTTACTGCAAGAGGATGTAAATGTGCATACTATTGTTCATGGGTTAAAGTCCGGAATGGATATAAACAAAAAAAATATATTCCCTTTGGCGCATTTGCAAGTTACATCTTCAACTGCTGACAATCAATTTATATCATTCACATTTGAGGTTGCTGTGGTTGATTTGAGAAATATAAGTAAAAAGATAGTAACCGATAAATGGTTGCAAAACGATAATGAGTTAGATAATCTTAACACTTGCCACGCTGTTTTAAATAGATTGGTTACAAAGTTAAGACTTCAAAATAATGCTGATAAAATAGAGTTAAATAACGTGCCTGTTTTAACTCCTATAATATTTGAAGATATGAACTTGTTGGATGGGTGGCGAACTGAATTAGAACTGATAATTCCGAACAACGAAATCAATGTCTGTTAGTCAAAAAAATACGGAGATAGCATTGAAGCAATTTATTAATGAGGTTGTTTCAAAGGCGAGAACTAATTTAGCAAAGAAGGGAAAGAATGCAACAGGTAATTTATCGAAGTCAATTAGTGGCGATTTTAAAGTAAGTCCTAACAGCTTTGAGATTTCATTTTCTATGGAAGATTATGGAACGTTTCAAGACTTGGGAGTTAAGGGTGCAAGGTCAAGCAAAAAAGCACCAGATAGTCCTTATAAATTTGGAACAGGAACAGCACCGAAAGGAATGTTTAAAACTGCTATCAATGCTTGGGTAATTAGAAAAGGAATAGCACCGAGAGCAAATGGAAAGTTTGCAAGTAGATCACAAATGTTATTCAATATTAGAAGGTCAATTTTCAATACAGGATTAAGGCCGAGTTTATTTTTTACTGATGCCTTTGAAGTTGGATTTAAGGGATTAGATAATACAATATCAGAAGCATACGGATTAGATGTTGAATCGTTTTTAAAATATAGTTTAGAAGATAATGGGAAAAAGGCTTAATATAATTTTAGATAGTAATCCTACAAACGGAACAAGTTTTCTCTTTTCCGTTAATGTGGTTTCAGAATATACAACAAATTATTTTAGTGGAGTTTTTAAAACCACTCCGGTAAATACAGACGATGTATTAATTGGAGTTGATGCTAACGCTTCAGCAACAAACCTACTCACCTATTTACAAGCATTTACAGTTCCCGATTATATTACTTTTACAAGAACTGCTAATATAGTTCATTGTGATGTTGAGCCTGACAATTCAAGTGAAGGTAATATCAATATAAGTTACAGCGGAACTGCCGGTATTACTTACGAAATAATTAACACAAATGTTGAGTTAGAATTAACTTATGCTTTAGTAAGAAGCACCTATTCTTTACGCATAACTCCAAACGTTTTATTTGATACGGTAACAATGGAGTTCTTTGCTTATAGTCCGGATGTAAATACATTGCCAACACTACCAAATTATGAACTATCAAAACAGGTTGTTCAGTTAGGCCAAAGCACAATATCTTTTGACATTAACCACTTGATAAAAGAAAATACAAATCCTGGCATTGATAATTATCTTTTGGCAGGAGTTCAACCAACGCAACCCGATGCGACATGTTGGGTAAAATATAACGCTTTGTGTTTTGATTATAACGATCAAGTTTTTCAAGTTGAAGGAACTCTTTTAGCGATGTATGGTTATGGGTATTTTAATGAGGGTTTCAATCCACAATTATCAAGCAAGGTTTTGACATCAAATAACAATCAAAGACATTTTAGAGATAACGATAACAGGTTGTATTTTATAACTGATGGATTGACTTCTTTGGAAGTAAATGGAACTCCAATAACTATAACTGCAAATTTAGATTTGAATACAGAGTACATTCAAAGCATAAATTTAAAAGATTACGACACAGGCGATGTTATAACTTGTGAGTTTGTTTATGAGGATGAAACTCGCACAATTACTTACGATGTTTTAGATGGTTGTAGGTATCCGGTTATCAACTGCGTATTTATAAATAAGTTCGGATTTCCACAATCGTTTTTCCTTACGTTAGTAAACAAAATAACAGATGAAGTTGATGGTGAAGATTACAGAGGGTTGACTTCTAACTTTGGGATTTACAATACAACGGATCACCAATATAGCACGTTTAATTTAAACGGCAGAAGTGCAATCGTTTGTAATACTGATTACTTAAATGAAGTAGAAAATGAGAACGTAAAACAAATGCTACTGTCAGAGAAGAAATGGTTTATTGAAGATGGCGAGATACTTCCAGTAAATTTAGAAAGTAAATCCGTAGCGTACAAAACTCAATTAAATGACAAGTTGATACAATATTCTTTCAACTTTAAATATTCATTTGACATTATAAATAACGTACAATAATGATAGGAACTAACCTATACATATTAGATATAAACAACCCCGATAATTTTATAAAGGTTGATTTGTTTAAGGATGAAAACTTTGAGTTAAATTCAAGTGTTTCAAATATAAACGATATTTCAAAAACTTTTAGCGATTTTTCGCAGTCTTTTACTGTTCCGGCAACTGATACAAATAATAGAATATTCCAACACTATTATAACTCTGATGTTGATGGAAGTTTTAATCCTAACATTCGTGTAAGCTCGTTGATTGAGATTGGCAGTTTACCTTTTAGATTTGGACTGATTCAGTTGGAAGATGTTAAACTTAAAAATTCTCAACCTTCAAGTTATACAATTCGCTTTTTTTCAAAAGTAGTAAACCTATCTGATAAATTTGGAGATGATGAGTTGACATCTTTAGACTTGTCGGAGTTTGACCATTCATTTAATCCTGCAACAGTATTTCCTGCAATGCAAAGCGAAAGTATAAATGATGGGGATGTTTATTATCCTTTAATTTCAAGCATAAGAAACTTTCAAATCGGAACAGGAAATACTGATGATATTACTAACGTTTTAGGCGAAATAAAATATACCGATTTAAAACCTGCTTTAAGAGTAATTCGAATAATAGAAGCTATTGAAAATAAATATAATATTTCATTTGATAGGGAGTTTTTAAATCGTGCTGCTTTTGGCAATTTGTTTATGTGGTTGCATTCTTATTCAGGTGAAATAAAAGTTCTTTCAACAGCATTAAGTATAGATTATACAACTTTGACAACATCAGTTTCTGGATGGAGTGTTCCAAGTCCGGAGATTAATATTACTACTAATTCGGTTGCCATAGATTGGGATACTAATTTTAGTACTTATAATATAAGACCAAATAATAAAAGGGCAAAAGTATTTGTTAAAATAATTACAACATCTACTTATCCTTATATT